AAAAGCTGAAATGAAACGGAGGGAAAAAGCAAATGCCTGAAAAATTTCAATTTTTTGATGGAAAAAGATTTACACGTGATGATAAAACTGGATACTATTTATGTGCCACAGCGGACGATGGAAAGAGAAAACGGATGCATGTGTATGTTTGGGAATATTTCAATGGTCCAGTCCCTAAAGGATACCATATTCATCACATTGACGGAGATAAAAGTAATAATAATATCAAAAACCTTCAGCTGTTGTTGGCTATGGAACATGAGAAACTACATGGCTCAATGTGGACAGATGAGCAGAGAAATCGGGCACGAAAAAATATAGAAAAGGCATCTATCAAAGCGAAGGAGTGGCATGGTAGTAAAGCTGGCCATGAATGGCATAAAATGCATTATGAAAAAATGAAAGAGAAATTACATCAAGTACATAAATTCAACTGCCTTATGTGTGGAAAAGAATTTCAATCACCACAGATTAAATCAAAATTTTGCTGTAATAATTGCAAGAGCGCATACAGAAGAAAAAAAGGCGTTGATAATATTACGAAAATTTGTAGTCTTTGCGGAGGTGAATATACTGCAAATAGATACAACAAAACAAAATTCTGTCCAATTTGTAGGAATAAAAAGCATAAAAAAAATAGGCAAAGCTAACGTTTACAATATGGAAGTTAAGAGCCACCACAACTTTAGTGTTTGTGGTGG